CCACCAGTTAAAAATAATCCATTACAACTTGGTAATGTTTCTAAAAAAGATTATATCACAGCCTATCAATTTTTAGAGAGTGCTGGTTATTCGTTGAAGGAAGATTTACATGAGCAGTTTTGTAAAAAATATAACTTACCAACCAGACAACCTAAAAGAATATTTAATAATCATTATTCACAAGAAGATTGTGGATTGATTTGACTTTTCTGTAGTATTTGACTATTTATTGTTTGTAGTCCCTTCTCACATTACGGACATTAAAAAAATTATTGAAACCCTTGTTTAGTAGTTTATGAAGTGAGAAGCATAAATGAAAGACAGGGGTTTCTTTTTATCATTATGGAAAAGCAAAGAATGCTATTATTACCGAAGTCATTTATTGAATCTTACTTACAAGATTTAGACGACGAAGACAAACAAGAAATTATGTTTGTTATTTTTAACTGGTTTTTAGAAATTGAACTTCAACCAATCAAGAGTAAGTTGGTTAAAGTGTTATTCAATAACTTACTACCAATCCTTGAAGGACATAAGGCGAACTATGTGAATGGTTCTAAAGGTGGAGCACCTAAAGGAAATAATAACGCAAAAAAAACAACTATTAAAACAACTGAAACAACCCCCCTTGTTTTAGAAAACAACCACCGAACAACCCCCGTTGATAAAATAAACAACCCTAAAGAGAAAGAGAAAGAGAAAGATAAAGATAAAGAGAAGGATAAAGAGAAGGACATAGATATATTTTCTTTTGAGGCACAAAAATTAGCGGAACAATACTTGAATAATAAAAATCACTTCAACGAAAAATTGACTTTTTAATAAAACAAGATATTTATTTGTATATGTCTAAATCACAATCAAAGAAGATTACACATTTTTCACTAATGAAAGTTGAAAAAAAGTATAACGGATTACCACCTAAATATTTTTATAGTTTAGGTATAGAAGGGATTGAAGGATTCCTAATTTTAGAAAGTGATGAAAATATAGTTGATAAGGTTGTTGGTAAAAGTATCAAGTATAAATTGAATGAAGAAAATGAAGTCATAGATTTTGACTTTATCTAATATATTGGGGGAGTAGGTTTCTTTCTTGCAGACTGTTTAATCTATTCATCATTATTTTATCCTACTCCCTCTTTTTTTTATGTATCAAAAATCTCAAATAGCACCCCTATTAGAATCTTTAGTTCAAGATAATCCAACTTATAAGTTTCCTGTTGAACTAATCCAAAAAGAACTAATCAATATGTTCCTGTCTCAAGAGGAGTTTGATTACTTCATGATGCAATCATATAAGAAAATTAAAAAAGAATATGGTTCAACAATAGCACATATCTTTCTTACCACTTTAGAGATGAAATTAGACCTTAAAAATACAGACATACATAATCTATCGCAAGAAGATTATTCTACCAAAATTGAGGAGCTAATGAGTCTTCTTGAACGATTACACATCACCCGCATAGATAAGAAAACACCTGATGGTGTATTGATGTCTGCTATGCCGTAGTTTTCTTTCTATTTTTCAAGTATCCCCATCTTTTGTTATAGTCATTAAATAACTTTTCGTTTCTCTCAAATAAATCTTGTAGAGTAATACCATCTCGTGTTAAACGCTCAATAACAACTCTATTATCTTGTTGAAATTGTTGGATTCTTGCTCTTACTTCACTAATTTCTCTTTCTTGTTGTCTCTTTTTCATATTATTTGTTTTTTGTTCCACAAAGATAAGGAGTTATAATTTACTGGCAAAATATTTTTAATTTATTTTTGTAGGACTTGACCTTTTACATTTTATGCTTATATTTATATTAGAAACACGGAAACAAGGGTTCTAAAAAAATATTAAAAAAATATTCCTGTAGGACTTGACAAATCAAAAAAGTCGCCGTATATTTGTAATATAATAAAACAAAAAATTAGAAAAATGGAAAATCAAACTTTAACAACAACTGACTTACAATACATCTTAAATGTGTTAGACCAACAAATGACTTTATTACAAATGACTTGTGATAGACCTTTTGAGAATCAATCATACAACAACATTAAAGGTATGAAAGAAAGAGCTATGAATAGTTTAGTTGAACTACACAACAAAAAATAATTTTAAGAAATATTCCTGTAGGACTTGACAAAAAACAAAACTCACCTATATTTATAAAAGAAAAAAATAATAGACATGAAAAAGAACAAAACTTACACCGAGATTTTTATTGACTACCCTGTAGTAATGTGCTTCAAGACACAATTTGAGTTTGAGAATGATGAAGAGAGAACAAAGTATCTTCATAAGGTATTAAAAAAAAATAAAGTTGATAGTCCATTACACGACTATACTGACTATGTTGTTGAATCAATTAAAAAAATAAATTGGAATACTGATGAGGTATGGACTATAGGTTCATAATCACTAATCATAAAAAAAAATAATATGAAAAAGAACAAGCAAAAAAACTTTATTATCGTAAGAGTTATGGAAAATGGTAAATGTATCCACGCTCACGAAATCACCAATCTTTATGGTGAATTAGCAAAATACACCAAGAGCTCATATCCAAATGAGGCTGGTGGTTATACAACCATAGTAGAAATCCCTGTAAATCCTATTCAACTATGAAGACACTACTAATCAGCGGGAACACTCTACAGGAATGGAATGTAGATGAGATACTAACCAACAAGGTTAAACCCAAAGACCAACAGATATGCGATATGCTACAGAGTGAATGGGACAACAAAGTTTCAACCTGTGGTATGACTTATCTTGAGATAGAACAATTCAACAACACATATAATAATTTCTAAAATGGGAAAGTTAAAAGAATATTACTTCAGCAAGATTGAAGAGGAAGACAACAAGGCACAAGAAGAACTAATACAAGGATTTAACACTTATCTATCAAGTGAAGATTTTGATTTGATGTTAGATAATGAATATGAATCATGGTTAAAAAATAAACAGGCTGAATACGAGGAGTATTGCCAAGCCATCGGTGATGGAAAATAATAATAATATGAACGAAGAAATTGAATGGAGAGTAATACCAACCTTTCCAAATTACGAAGCAAGCAACACGGGACTTATCCGTAGAGCAAAGACAGGAGATGTCTTAAAACAAAGAGATATTGATATGAATAGACCATATCAAATTGTGTCCATCTTCTCCAACAAAAAGAAATACACAAAGAAAGTAGCCCGTCTTGTATGGGAAGCATTCAACGATTGTGCTTGTGGTATGACGATAGACCATATAGATAGAAACAAGTGTAATAACAACTTATCTAACTTGAGATGTGTAAGTAATGCGGAGAATCATAAGAACCGAACTATTTATAAGAACAACAATAAGTATAATCTTACTGATGGACTAAAAATTGAAATCATCAGCAACTACAGAGCTGGTAATTGGAGCACTTGGGATATTATGAAGAAGTATGATATACCATCAAACTATATCACAAGTGTAATCAAGAGGGGTAGTTGGGACAAACTAGTATGGAAGAACAATATAAAAAATACCAAGAGATAGTTAGAAAAATCACAAAGAATGATGACAAAGCTGATGACTTACTGCACGATGTATTATTACAATTAGGACAAAACAAAACATATAATACCTTATCTCAAAAAGACCAAGTATTCTTTTTTGTAAGAGCGGTAAAGAATCAATTTTATTCCAACAACTCATTATTCCAAAGGACATACAACAGGTATAGATACGAAGAGTTCAACTCGGCTATAGAAATTAAAGATGAAGAATATTATGAAACTCCAAGTATGGAGTGGATTAAAAAAATATTAGAAGCAGAACTAGAATCAAATAAAAACTTTTGGTATAACTATGGAATATTCAACTTATACATAGAACACAAAAGGATAAATAAAATACACCAGAAAACCAAAATACCAAAAAACTCAATAAGTAATACCATAAAGGAAATGAAGGCGTGGATAAATAAAAAATGGATAGATTATCAAAATGGCACAGATTAAATTAAGCGTAAAGAAAGTAAGACAAATTAGAATCTTATGTGCAGGAACTAATTTAACAGATACTCAAATAGGAAAACTATATGGTGTATCAAGAAAGCACATAAACTCAATAAGACATAGAAAAAGATGGGATTATGAATACTGCTAAACAACCTTGCGAAACATGTAAGAAACCAAAAGAAATGACGATGGAAACAAGACCATACACCAAAGAAGAGTTTGATAGAGTATTACCAATACTAGACAAGTATGGACTAACTAAACAAGAAACAGAATATGTTTATAATTTTTATAACAGAGTATTCAACGAGAAAAAACAACCTGGCTGTGGTAAATGTTTCGTCAATATGGCTAAAAAATTAAAGATAAAATACAACACACTATTCGGTTAAAATGTGCTCCCATTTTAATTTTACGGGGTTGAGTTATGAACTTTTCATAATTCGCCCCGTATTTATTTATAAGAAAACTAAATTAAACTTAAAAAAAAGATAAATTAAATAATTTAATTCATAAAATACTAATGATAGATTTAAGATTAGGGGATTGTTTAGAAGTCCTCAAGACAATACCAGACAACTCAATAGACGCTGTAATAACAGACCCACCATATGGATTATCATTTATGGGAAAGAAATGGGACTATGATGTTCCAAGTGTTGAGGTGTGGGTTGAATGTTTAAGAGTGTTAAAACCAGGAGGACATCTATTATCATTTGCTGGTTCAAGAACCTATCACAGAATGGCAGTTAGAATTGAAGACGCAGGGTTTGAGATTAGAGACCAAATTATGTGGGTCTATGGTTCAGGGTTTCCTAAATCACATAACATCGGTAAAGCGATACAGAAACAATCAGGAGATGTTAAAGTTATTGGAACAAAACAAGGAGCAGGAACAACAGGTAAATCTTACATCTCAAATAACGAAGAGTATGTTGATGGTGAGAAAGGTGTATTCAAAAAAGAATATGATGAAATAGAAATCAATAATGATTGGGAAGGTTGGGGAACAGCACTAAAACCAGCACACGAACCAATAGTGATGGCAAGAAAACCATTAAGTGAAAAGTCCATCGCAGAGAATGTATTGAAACACGGAACAGGTGGAATAAATATTGATGGTTCAAGGATTGGATTTACAGATGGTGGTTGGGGAAAAAGACATAATCAAGAATATCCTGAATGGAAAGGTGGAAGGAGTTTTACACACGGAGAACAACATTTAGAACAGAATGATTTAGGTAGATTTCCAGCAAACATAATCTTTGATGAAGAGGCGGGGCAACTATTGGACGAACAGAGTGGTATTAGTAAATCAAATAAGAGACCAATTCCAAAAGAGATTAAAAATGAATACGAACAAATTGCTTATGGTAAAAGAGGTGATGTTGAAACTATTAGAGGACATATTGATAAAGGTGGAGCCAGTCGTTTCTTCTATTGTCCCAAAGCAGCAAAGAAAGATAGGAACGAAGGGTTAGATGAGTTTGAGAAAAAAGGTAATAAGTTTATGGCAACTAAAAATGGAACTGGTGAAACAAGTAAAGGTATGGAAAGATTTACAACAGAACCAAAAGCAAACCATCACCCCACAGTTAAACCAACAGATTTGATGAGATATTTGATAAATCTTATTACACCACCAAATGGGACGATTTTAGACCCTTTTATGGGGAGTGGTTCAACAGGTAAGGCAGCGGTTAGATGTGGTCTCAATTTCATCGGCATTGAGAAAGAACAGGAGTATATGGATATAGCATCAGCAAGAATAGAACACGAACAGAATAAACTAATAAAACACAAATGAATAATATTAAAATAGGAGATTGTTTTGAGTTGATAAAAGACCTACCTGATAATTCAATAGACCTTATCATCACCTCACCACCATATGCTGATATTGTAAATTATGGTAAGAACATTTCAATACAGAAACCTCAAGATTATTGTGATTGGTTATTACCCATTTTTAGTCAAATACAGAGGGTCTTAAAGCCGAGTGGTAGTTTCATACTAAACATAAACGATACTTGTAAGAATGGGGTTAGAAATCCCTTTATCTACGAACTAATCTATAGGAGTCAAAAGGAAACCAAGTTAAAGTTCTACGACACTTATATTTGGTGGAAAAGAAATGGAATACCTAATGGAGCAACCAAAAGATTTAGAAACAATACAGAGTTTATATTCCACTTTGTTAAAGACCAGAAGAACCTGAAGTTTTATATGGATAGAGTTTTGGAAGATGAAAAAAGGGAAACAACCGATAGATATAGTAGAGGAAATCTTAAAGACCCCACAGGACAAACAAAAGACGGAATAAGAACAAGAAAAGTTAGAATAAGAAAGACAAACAAGCAAGTAGATTTATTTGGTTCCAGTTGTGATGAGTTTGTTGAAAGAAATGTCCCCACCAAAGTAAGACCTGATAATGTATTTAGGTTTTCAACAGCAGGAGCAGCAAGGGACAACTCAATCAAACACCCCGCACCATTCCATAAGGACTTACCAAAGTATTACATCAACTTACTCACAGATGATGGAGATACAATCCTTGATATATTTGGTGGGATAATGACGACAGGATTAGCTTGTAAAGAAATAGGTAATAGAAACTTTATTGGTATGGAACTCAACGAGAAATATGCAGAGTTTGGTAAGAAGAGAATAGATGGTGAAGAGTTAGACCAATACAGAGTAGTTCAATATGACCTTGATGGAAACTACATAGCTGACTACAAGAATAGAATGGAAGCATCAAAAGCAACAGGAGTCCAAGACGGAGACATAATGAGAACCTACAACAGAACAAAGTTTGATTCAAGAGGTGGGTTTATTTGGAAACTTGAACCAGAGTATTTAGTCAATCAGTATGATATGAATGATACATTTATACAATCGTTTAATAGTCCAAGTCAGGCTTGTAAAGCTGTTGAATGTAATTCGTTTCACCACATCTTGACTTGTTATAGAGGACATAGTCAAAGTTATATGGGATATAAATGGAAATTAGAAAAGAACAATTATGGCAAAGAGTAGTAAAAGAGGTGGGGTAAAAGCTCACAACAAAAGAATTGAAAAAAGAAGAGTTCAAGCAAAGGCTGACATAGTAGCTATTGAAGCAATAAAGAAAAAAATATATGAAGAAGCACTTGAACGCTATAAACAAACATCAGGAGAAACAAAAGAAACAACATGGAACATTTCATAGAAGAAGGGGACATACCCCAAGACCCGTATAAGAGACCACCAGGGAGACCAAAAGGTTCTCATAAACATAGAATGACCCAAGTAGAGAGAAGGTATTTTATCAACCAATCTATTAGGCTTATCATGGACGAACACTTATCTTACACAGAGTATGTTGAGTATTGTAAAGGTAAGGATATATCTAAACCCCAAGCGAACGAGTATTGGTTGGCTTGTTGGAATGTAATAAAGAAAAAGTTTGAGTTAGAAAAAGACAAACTAATCTTGAAGCACACACAAAAGTATTGGGACATATACGCACAAGCAATAGAACAGAGAGACCTTACAAATGCTAGACAATCATTAAACGATTTAGCTAAGCTACAGGGATTAAACGAACCAGACAAAGTTGAAGTTCGTGGAACATCAATCAAATTAAACTTTGGAGAACCAAGTGAATAAACTTATTGAGGTTCAGGGATTTACCCCGACATCAAAACAAAAAGAAATTATTGATGCTTGCACCGATGAGACGACCAAATATATTATAGGTTGTTTTGGAAGACAGGCAGGTAAATCTTTTACTGCTATGAACCTAATACTTAAATGGGCATTAGAAGATAATGGTTCGGTAAGTATGTGGGTCTCACCAGTTTATTCACAAGCAAAAAAAGTATTCACAGAACTTACCAACACAATAGCAGGAGTTGGACTTACCAAGTCAATAAACAAAAGTGAGCTTACAATAACTTTTATAAATGGTTCGGTAATCTATTTTAGGTCAGGAGAACGAGAGGATACTTTAAGAGGTTATACTCTAAATTATCTTGTTGTAGATGAGAGTGCTTACATCAAAGATGAAGTATGGAATACGGTATTGAGACCAACAGTATTGGTTCAAGGTAAAAAGGTATTATTCATCTCAACACCAAAGGGACGGAATTGGTTTTACAATTTAGCGATGAGAGGATATGGTGATGAATACCCACAATATAAAACATTCCACGCAACATCATTTGATACACCATTTATTACAGAAGAAGAACTACTTGAAGCGAAGATGTCCCTACCTGAATCAATATACAAACAAGAAATACTAGCAGAGTTCATAGATGATGGAGGTGAGGTGTTCTCAAGTATTAAAACAAATTGTGTATTACAGAATTATCCAAAGAAAGAAGATGACTCAAAATATTACGCAGGACTTGATTTTGGACGACAAAATGACTACACAGTCCTAACCATACTCAATTCCAGAGGAGAAATGGTTGATTTTTACAGAGAAAGACAAAAGAGTTGGGACATTATTATTAGTGAAGTTGTATCTATGTTGAGGAAATGGAAACCTGTATGTTATGCGGAGGTGAATAGTATTGGTGATGTATTATACGAACAGATAAGAAAACAATATCCAGGAGTTCAACCATTCATAACAAACAACGACTCAAAACAAAACTTGATTGAAGATTTGATTATGTCCCTAAATGAAGAGAAGATTAAATTACCATCACCAGAGTTAAATGCAGACCTATACAAGGAGCTTTCTGTTTTTACATACGAATACTCACCAAAGTCAAGAAAGGTCAAATACGGAAGTCCAAACGGCTTTCACGATGATACAGTAATCTCTTTAGCATTATCGTTTCATTCATTCAAGAAAAAAGCAACTTATGGAACATATGTTGTAAGATAATTTTTTATTATAATTGTAATATGGAAACAAGATTAAAAATAATAAGGGAAGTTGAACCTAAAATGGTTGGAAGAAAAAAAATAAGAATGGTTGAGTGTCTATGTGAATGTGGTAATAAAACTATCACAAGGTTAGTATCATATAATAATCAACACACTAAAAGTTGTGGATGCCTACACAAAATTATATCTAAACAAAAATGTATTGAAAGAACTATACACGGTAATTCAAGAAGAGGTAATCATAGTGGTTCATATATCACTTGGAGAGGTATGGTTGAGAGGACTTCTAATTCTAATCATAAATCATATAAGTTTTATGGTGGTCGTGGAATAATTGTTTGTGATAGATGGGTAAGTTCCTTTGAGAACTTCTTAAAAGATATGGGTAATAGACCCGAAGGTTTTACACTTGATAGGATTGACCCTAACGGAAATTATGAACCCTCAAATTGTAGATGGGCTGATGATGAAACACAAAGGAAAAATAAAAGAGTTGTGGATAAAAAATAAATTAAAGATATTTTATTATAGATTATGGAATTAAAGTATAAAGGTAAATCATACCAGATAGAAGAACCCACAATAGAAAATTGGGCTAAAATAATTGCATTACAGGAATGGACTGACGAGCGTGAGTTTAGTATTAAACTTATGTCTATGATTACAGGCCTTACCGAAGAAGAAATTGAGAACGCTGATGCTATAGATGTTGTAAAAGCAACAACAGAAGTATCAACATTTTTGATGGAAAAATCTAATGAGTTTAAGAATGAGTTTGAGTTTAACGGAAAGAATTATAGGTTTATAGATTTACCGAATCTTACATTTGGTGAGTTTATTGACATAGATAGTTTTTTAACAAAGACCCCCGTAGAAAAGAAAAGAGAGATGCACTTGTTGATGGCTATGTTATACAGAGAAATTGACAAGGACGGAAATTACCTACCCTATAATTCCAATAAGATACAGAGCAAAGCAGAAGAGTTTAAGAAACTTCCTGTTAGATACTTAAACGGAGCAACCACTTTTTTTTTGCGTTTAGACAAAATATTACGAGGAGGTTTGAGGGGCTCTTCTTGGCTACAGACGAAGCTGGTGATGAAGATGATATGGCTGTCCGTGAAATTGTCAGTTTTAATAGGTTTTGGTCTTGGTTTGGGACGCTTGTATCTTTGGCGAATGAGGATATTACAAAAATTGAAGAAATAACAAAATACCCATTAGTATTCGTGTTAAACTATTTATCATATCAAAAGGACATCGGTGAGATAAGGAATAGGGAACAACAACGAATGGCGATGACAAACAAATATAAATAATATGGCAAACGGCGTTGGTTATTATAACTACAGAAAAATTATTGATTTGCTCCGTCAATTAGGAACATATCACGAACAAATACAATCGTGGGGTGAAGGCCCAATAGAGCAGCTCATATACAATACTGAAGAAAGATTAAAAGAGGAGAATTACCCAAGAAGGGCACCTTATTACCCGTCTATGTGGGTTATAACAGATGGTGCTACTACTGATGGTAGAGAAACAGTATATGACTTTAATATCCTGATTATGGATATTCTAAACACCAAAGAGTTTGACAATCAAATAGACGCCTCAAGTGATACTTTAGATATTCTAAAAGATGTTATAGCTCAACTTAAATACGCTACAGGTATGGAGTGTTATTGTAATTTGGATATTGACTATCCTATACAGATGACCCCGTTTAGTGAATCATATGACGATTACCTTGAAGGTTGGGCAGGTAAGATTAGAATTAGAGTCCCTGACGCAATAAACAGATGTATCGCACCTTACGCAGAGTTTCCACCTTGCGATAATAATAGTGATGGAGTTAGTGAATAATGGCAGAACCAAATATACCTTTAGACGCATATAACCGAGTGATGGCTGAACTGGCGTCAAAGTTTGAGGAGAACCTTAAACGACAACTGGCAGAACCATACCCATACGCACCAGGTTATAATGGTTCAAGAAAATCAAAGTTTCAGGGTATAAGAAACATGAAGGTTAAAACAGGTTCATTATACAATTCAATCAAAGTATCATTTGACCCAGCATCAAATCAAATTAGAGTGATGATGTTAGATTATTGGAAGAATGTAAATGATGGTAGAGAGCCAGGAACTTATGTCCCATACAAACCACTAATGGAATGGATTAGAGCCAAAGGTTTCAATAAAAATCAAAAGACAGGTAAGTTCCAAAAGTTTAGTATTAAAGGAACAGCCTTCGCAATATCAAAGACAATTAAAGAGTTTGGTATTAGACCTACAAACTTCTACGATGATGCTAGAACAGAGTTCGCTAAAGAGTTCCAAAAAGACGCGGTAAAGGCTTTAGGAATTGATATGTTGAAGTTCTTTAAGTCAATCACAGTAGATGAACTGAAAAAAACTAAATAGAAATGAGTGTAATAATAAATGTAGAACAGTCCCCGCTAACAATCACCCCAACTAATGCGGAGCACATATGGAATATATCATCAACAGCATATACCTTAACAAACTTTAAGTATATCGTAGATGTTTATTTCCGTCCTGATAGTATAGATTTTTCAGGTAATCCACAACCAACAGCAAGATTGAAAGTAAGACCAAACTCTTATGGTAATGGTATGTTGGATTTAGTTGAAATTGTAAGGACATTCTTAAAGGCTAATCCAAGAATGAGTGGGACAACTTATCCGTATCTAAACTATGTGGCTCAAGAAAACTCAATTATCACATTAGCGGACGCTACTGAAACAAGAACATACAACGCATATAACTTATGGCCTGGTGGTGATGTGAATGCTGACTTACCTACATTATGGCATATAGAACAATACAAAGTAGTTTTAGGGTGTGAGTATTCATCAGGTTCAACTATAGTTTATGATATTGACCCATTAGCAGAATGGCAACCAGCACCCATCAATATATTTCCTGGTGTAGATAATACACTAATACCTGAACCTTATTTATCAGGAGCAACATTAGGTTCAGCATATACACAATCGGCTAATTTCTTTCAGGTAAATAATCAATCGTGGTATTTCTATAATTTATTTAGACACATCTATCAACAAGGAGAAGAAACAACTTGTGGGCCTCGTGAGTTCTTAAATGCTGCGGGTAGATTATACAAAATTATTTCACAGCCAGACATCACATCAACTATGGTGAGGTCAAGAATGCATCACCCCGATTGTCCTATTGTAGTTTCATTTTTGGACGGACAAAACGACTATTTTAACAACCAAAACCAAGCTCTCGTAGTAAGAGGTGCTAGTTTTGCTGATGGAAACTACACTTATTACGCATATACACAAAATGACTCAACACTCTATAATGTGTGGGACTTATTTAAGATGGGGGTATTTTACCTACCATATAATCATACTGCTTCAGGTGTAAATGTAATACCAGCAACTAGTGAAAAGGTTTGTTTCTACTTGGCTCCAACTACAGAAGATATTGCGTTTAGCGCAAGAACAAGTGAGATACTTGAGTTTATGATGCAATCTTACGATTGTATAAACACCCCTATTCATCTTTTATTCTTGAATGGTAGAGGCCAGTGGGACACTTATACTTTCGGTAAGAAATCAGTTAAAAACTTTGATGTAGAGAGGAAGTCATATAGACAAGAAGCATCGCTTAACAAACAATTTTATTCTAGGGGTTCATACGAGCGTGGAACAGCCATTTACGACCAATTAGGAGACTATAAGATTACTTGCCAATCTTGGTTTATGGACGAAAATGATGTCGCGATTGTTGAAGAGATATTCTTTTCACCTGAAGTTTATATTATTAAAGGGACAAGTATAACCCCTCGTTGTATTCATGATGTGGAGAACTGCCCATCGTGTCTAAATGAAATAAGATTATACGAACATTTAATACCTGTGGTGATAGAAGAAAAACAATTATTAAAGTTCAACAAGAAATACCAAAAGTTATTTCAATACACATTCACGCTGAACTATTCAAGCGTTAAAAGATATAGAACACAAGGATAATATGGGATTACAAATAAGAGCTTATGTAGATGGAAACCAAGAGTATATTGAACTTTTTGGTAATGAGAATATTACGATGCAAGTATCCTTCGCAGAGATACAAGACATCACTAAAAAAAATAGTGCATTCACTCAAGAGTTTAATGTTCCAGGAACAAAACAAAACAACTACATATTCAACTATTTTTATGACATCAATACAGTCGCTTTAGACTGGAACCCCAAGCGTAAGTTTGAGGCGGATTTAATCTTTGATGGTTATGAGCTCTATAACGGGTATGTAAGATTGAATAGTGTTTCTATCAACAAACTTGAAAAAACCTACTCTATAACCTTCTATACAGCAATAGGAGACCTTGCAGCAAACATAGGTGATAAGGCACTCTGTAATGTTGATACAACATCATTAAACCACAGCCTTTATTTACCTGGTGTTGGTGCTAGTTTATTTAGTGATTCATCATTACACCCTGTTTCTGTAATTGAAGAACAAAGTCCAGGTTATGCAGCATTTTTAGATGAATATGATGCTGGTTGGAACGGGCCTGTAGGTAGAGGTGAGGTTGATTACATATTAGGACAAAGAGGATATGATTATACAGGAAGCACATTTGGAACAATTAGAGATATAGATACTGCTGAAACTCCAATCTTAAGCTTTTCAGGTAAATCAGGATTTTTTGATTTCTCTGGCTCACCTTTAATTTCATCATATCTTATCCCTTCAATTAGAACAAGAAATCTTTATGAACTTATTGTCAATCAAGCGGGTTATGAAGTTGAGAGTAATTTTTTTGATACAGATTATTTTGCAAGATATTATTTACCATTATCATTTAATACCGACCAGCCATTTATGGCACAAGCCAAAAAATATGAGTATTCTTTTGTAAATACATCAGGAGAAACAAACATTCTTACAACAGGTATTACTAACTTTAACACATCAACTGCCGCAACTAGAAATATTTTAGCGACAAGTGTTATAACAAAAGAAAATATGGGGTTCAATCCTGTTGAGTATTCTTATTATTCAGGTCTTACAAACTTTACACAAGCATTACCCCCTTATGTATTTGCTTTACCACAAGCCAACGGAAGTCCGTTTAAGTGGGAGGCAACCTTAAATAATGTTTGGACTGGAGCACCTTTTGGTGTTTTTCCTTTTGTTTATGTTGGAGGAAGGTTTGAGTTATGGCAATTATATTCTATTACCTCAACAGGTATAACAGCCAGTCTTGTCGGTGGTGCAAATTATTTTGTTCTTACAGATTATACAGGACATAAGAACGATTATTATATTTCAGGGACAACAGCCCCAGAAGGAAACTTATTTGGAACAAACTTATATTTTTTAACTTACACAAAATCAGCAACAGCGGCTATTGCTGCAGGGACAAGTATTACAGGTTGTTCCTTTAACATTATTGATTCACCTATTGTATTACCATATACTATTGAATTGAATAAGGAGATGTCTTGCGACCAAAAACAAGTTGAGTTCATACAAAATGTGAATAGAATGTTTAACCTTGCAGTTGTTGAGCACCCAATCAAACCAAAAACTATTATTGTTGAACCTATTGTAAATTATATTGGTAAAGGTGAAACTTTAGATTGGACTAACAAGGTTGATTACGATGCGACACAGACATTACGCCCCACCACATCAATTATAAATGGTTCAATATTTTTATCTAACAAACAAGATAAGGATTATGTGAATACACAATACAACAACAAATCCAATTTAATTTTCGGTCAAAGATTTATTGATTTGGGTATAGATTATAAAAATGCTAATATCAATTTAGTCCAAACATTAGGACAAAATACGGACTACTACTTGAATGCATCAGGTTCAACTAACATAGCTTTACCTTGTTATTTTGTATCAAAAGAAAGTTCGGTAAATGGTATATCTGTATTTGAGTATAGACCATTTCGTTCATTACCAAGAATGGCTTTTAAGTCCATACCAATACCATCAGGAAATACAAAACAAGGCCCAATCTTTTATAGATACGCGGGGACTAATACTCCATTTACAAATCTAGGTTTATCTGCTGTTGCAACTTTACAGAACACAAATAGATTGACAACTTATCCATACGCAGTTTCAGGTTTTTCACATTATACCATGTATGATAGTGAAGCCACTTTTACAAGCGATGAACTTATTTATCCAGAGGTTGATACTCAATACGATAGATACTACAGAGATTACATAGAAGACCTTATTAGTGAAGAAAATAAAATCTATAACTGTAAGATGTATCTTAAGCCTTGGGAAGTATCCAACTTATATTTTAATGAAACAATCATCATTAAAAATGCAAAGTTCAGGATAAATAAAATCTCCAATTTAAGTTTGATACAACCTGGATTATGTGATGTTGAATTGGTTAAACTTACAAGAGATTATGAACCCACCCCAACTTTATTTTTTGATTTAATATCTTGTGATGACCCTTGTGTTGTGTATCATTCACATACAGATTTGTCTTATTTATTATGGGCATTTGAGAATCAATATGTAGAAATTATTACACAATTTTATAGTGGAGGAACTTATGATACGGCAAGAGTTAAAGTTATAAGAACTGACTATAATGAAAATTATACATACCAACAAATATACTTTAATAGCTCAGTATCATTCACTTATGATTATATCATTACGGGTGATTATTTAACTTACGATAGTTGTGATTCAATAAATCCAAACAATACATTAAATGTGTATAATGACTTTACTGGTTCAACCTCTGGTGATTGTTATAGTTTTGTCATTACAAACACAGGTGATACTCGTGCAACATTCTACTTTAGAAATTGTTTGGACTTACCTTCATCTTGGACTTTAGACCCATTAGAAAGTATTACTACTTGTGGGGTCTATACATCATTTGACACAACAGGATTTACATATTGTATTGATTCATTTAGTGCTTGCACTAGCTCAACAGCATTACCTACACCCACACCGACTTTAACACCATATTTGTCGCCTACCCCAACTCCAAGTCCAAGCGCAACTCAAACCACGCCAACCCCCACACCGACACCTAGTTCTACACCAATTACTTTATGTAATGAAAATATTGAGTTAAACATTACAGATATAGGATACATAAAATATATTATATGTGGTGATGCCGCATCTACTTATGTTTATGTCTCTAATTTAGGTTCATACTTTATACCTGATTGTATTGAAGATGGAACATTACTACCTGGATTTCCATTAGTAGATACTGCTAATTTTACAATAACAAATGCGGGGACAAGTTGTTAAAAAAAGATATTTATAAATAATGAGATTCACTTTAACACCAACTCCAAGTAATACTGCTACACCAAGTTTAACTCCAAGCAATACACCGAGTTATACACCCACAGGAACTGTATGTCCTGGTTTAACGCCTACCGCAACATCAACTCCACCAGTAACTCAAACACTTACACCAAGCCCGACAGGCACAATAGTTTTAACACCGACAAACACTCCAACTTACACAAACACACCAACCGCAACATTATCAGGTGATAAAAGTTTAGAATTACGCGTATTAGATATTGCTAGCATACCTCAAACAATAACTATGTTTTATAGTATAAATGGTGGTGCTAATATAAACATACCTGGTGGAACATCAGTTATTTTTCCAATCACTTGCACACTTCTTTATACGATTTCAGGATTATCAACTGTTGATGTTGTAATATTTGGAACAAGTATAAATTGTGCTATGGAAGGTGCTGGAGGAACAGTTTGTCCTGGTTTCGTTGGAAGTTTAACCACATATTCATATGTTGTAGATGCACCGACAGTTCAAACCCTATCAATAACAATAGATACTCAAGATATACCTTAAAATATGATAATAAATATTAGTCCCACACCAAGTAATACAGCGTCAAACACGCCTACTAATACTAATAGTGGAACACCTTGTCCTACATTTACTTCTACACCCACAAACACACCAACTATTCCTTGTAGTTGTTATTATTTTGATTTAATCATAACACAAGAAGATTTAGATAGTGCGACAGGTAATACAAATCCTAATATCCAAAATAATACAGTATATGTAATTTGGCTTCCTTGTGATGAGAGTGTTTTACAAACAATTACTTATACAGGTGCTGGCTCTTATGAGAATGCCATTTGTGTAAGTGCGGAATACCTAAACACAGTTGAAATATACTATAATGAAAATAATGTTCCAATTTTTTCAGGGACATCAAGTTCATCACAACAAGGTTGTTGTATTGACCCCACACCAACTATTACACCAAGTAATACAGCCACACCTACTTTAACACAGACAAATACTTCAACACAAACAGGAACACCAGATATAACAAGCACTCCCACACCGACTAATACAATCACACCAACTAATACAGCAACTCAAACTTTAACTCCTAGTCCTACTTCTACATCACCCCCTCCTTGTCCTGAGCAAATAACAATCAATACGACGAGCACAGGTTTAACAGAATATAATGGAACATATACTAGACTAACATCTTGGTCTGGTGGAACATTTAACTACGCTTTTTATTCAACACCAATAATCAATTGGGTATTTGACACAACAGATTTTAGTGGAGATTATAGTGTAGTTTATGGAAGATTTAATGGGACAAACTATTATACAATTTTTGGTATAAATCAAGGTTCTCCTACTGATATAGGTATTTATGGCGTAAATAAAAGAACAGACAATTATTCTGTTGGTTTAACTCCAATAACTAGTATTGTTATTGTTGATACTACACTAATAAGAGTTGGTAATATTATGTATCCAAGTCCAGGATTAAATAATAATAATTTCTATGTTTCTTATCCTTCAAGTTGTCCCACCCCCACCCCAACTTTAACTCAAACAATCACACCAACTAATACTGCTACTCCAACACAAACTTTAACTCCAAGTATTACCGCAACGCAAACACAGACAGCCACACCGACTTCAACACCTCCTGTAATCACACCTACAAATACAGAAACCACCACTAACACTCCAACACAGACCAATACAGACACTCCTACGAGCACGCCTACAAATACTTCCACACCGACAGCAAGTCCTGAAATTACCCCATCTATGACCCAAACAAACACAAGCACTCCTACAATGACACCAACACAAACAGGAACAAGAACAATTGAAACTTGTGCATTCCTAACAGTTAGAACTGACGCATCATTAGATATTCCAATAACAGGTGTTGAGGTAAATAGTGTTCCAGTGACTTATTTATCAGGTGAAACATTCACAATAATTCCATCAGACCCACCAGGTTATTTCAATACAACACAAACAGGGGCATCTGTGACTGTGGTAGTAAATTATGGAAGTAATATTGCGGGACAACGAATAGAATTAGAAGATTGTGATGCTGTTATTCATTGTTGCGACTTAAACCCTGGTGGTGGAACTTGCACTTTTACAACTGTCAATTTAAGTTGTAATTGTAATTGGAGTATAACAGGTTATGATGGAACTTGTTAGATATGAATGAAATAAAAATTAAAGATATTTTATAGTATGAACGAAGAAATAATTGAAGCAGACCCGATAGGTGATTTAAGAAGAGCCTTGAATCAAGAGTTGTTAGAAAAAGAACAATTCCACAAACTAACTAATGTATTAAAAGTAATGCCTGAACTTTATGAGATGGCAAAGAAAAACGACTAATAAATGGCAAAACAAGTAGAAACTTTAGAGATAAGGATAGACGCCGCATTAAATGCTGGCCCTACTATTGCGGCATATAATGAATTACGAAAACTACAAAAGGAAGTTGTTGCAGGTAGTAAAGATTTTGATGTAGTAAGTAAAAGAATGGCGGACATCAAAGACGCCACATCAGGTGCTAAAGAACAATCTATGGATTTGGTTGATGCGTTAGGGTCAGCTCCAGGGCCTGTCGGTGCCATAGCCAGAGGATACGACAAACTTACTTCATCTACTAACAAATGGGGACTCGCTTGGAAGGCTACAGGTATTGGATTACTTGTTGCTTTAGTCGGTCAGTTAGTTATGGCCTTTACATCTAATGAAAAGGCGATGAAGAAACTTGAACCTATCATGATTGGGTTTGAGCAGATATTAGGTGGTATATTCAAGGTTTTAGAACCTGTATTTGATTTATTTATTGATTTAGCGTTGAAAGCTATGCCTTACCTACAAAAGGCTATTGGTGGGTTATACACAGCATTCGCAGCTTTATATTCATTCTTTAAGAACTTTATTGGGACTTCTATTAAATTATTTAGTTCATTTGGTAAGGTCTTAAAAGGTGTATTCACTCTTGATTGGGATATGATTAAAGAGGGTGTTAGTGATGCTACTAATTCAATTAAAGAAGGTATAGGTAATGTTGTTGATGATACAAAGAAAACTTGGAATACCTTTAACGAAGGTTTAGGTGAAACTACAAAAACTCAAAAGAAAAATCTTAAAGAACAAACTGACAACCAGAAAAAGTTTTTAGAAGAACAAAAAGCAATATACGCTGATGCTGAAAAAGCAAGACAGGCTGATTTAGATAAAGCAAAAGCAATAGCGTTAGACGGGGCTAAAACAGAAGAAGAAAGATTAGCCATAGAGAAAAAATATGCGTTAGATACATATAACTCAAAAAAGAAATTATTAGAAGACCAAGCAGCATTATATCCTAAAGGCTCAAAGGAATACGAACAATTCCAAACTCAACTTACAGCACTTGATGCTGATTATCTTACCAAGAAAACAGAGTTTAGAAATAAGGATACTGAAATAGCAAAGAAGGCTTTTGATGAAGAAGTTAAATCCGCTCAAGATGCTAACAAAAGAAAAGTTGATGACCTTACCGCAACTTATAATTTATTAAAAGAAAAGTATGGTGAGAACTCAAAAGAAGCCAGAGCCGCACAAGATGAAATATTCAAGGCACAGG